GCATCTTGGAAAAACTGATTTGATAACGCGCTTGCTTCCCTTGCTATATTGTTAAACATATCAATAGAAGACTTTGTACCGCTAAGATCGGCATTGGGAGATTGACGCAGAGTATTATTTGTTTTTTGATATCGTTTAAGCTGTGCCATTTTATGTTATTCCTCTGGTTTTCTGGAATGCGCTTGCACCGCTAATCAATGATCGGCTTCCACTTACAAATCCTGAAAATAAAGCATTACGCCCTGTGAGGCGTTGAGACTGAATAGATGTATTAAATGCGCTAATATCACCACGCCCTGTAATGCCAATATTTCTCATTTCACGTTGAAACGTATTATCGCCATCTTTTAATAAAGCACGGGAACTTGGATCGTCTCGTCCTGACGCTCGTACTGTAGATACCCATCGATTGCGTCTTTCTCTTAATTCATTTTGTTCTTGCAGGATTTGCACTTCCCGAATGTTACGTTGATCTTGAAGCTGTTTCATTTGAAGCTGTGCAAGTTGATTGGCTTGTGCTCCAGCTCCAATTTGACCAATTGCGCCTATTCCAGATGCAACTAATCCAAGATTTGACTTTGTAAATAAAGAACCAAAACTAAAGCCTGAAGCCGAAGCTGGGGCAAGATGGGAAGTAGTAGCAAAAGCCGCACTTTTTAAGCCAGCTCCTAAACCACCAGCACCAGCTCCTGCACCTAACCCAAATCCACCTGTTGCGAATCCAACGCCAGCAATTGCCGCAATTGGTAGGGCTACTTTTGCAATTTTTCCCATTATGCTGTTACCTCCGCATAAAGACCGCGCACGGTTAACGGCAAAGGATTGCCTTGAGATATTTTAATCGTCGGGTCTATTGAAAATCCGAGCAAAAAGAACTGATGCTCCCCTTCAGCCGCGGTAGGGGGATTAGAAAAGTCATCATTACTTTGCTCAACAATTAAACGGTTTCCTGAAATAGAAATTGACTGCGTTCCAAAAACAGAAATAACAACACGGGAAATACGTTTCTTTTCGCCTGTAACAGCTCCAATGCTTCGGATTACGGCATCAACAGGCATTGTCTCTACATCAATATCAAAATTTAACCCAATAGACGCACCATTTAAAAACTCATCAGTTGTTAAAACACCGCTTCCATCCGTTGTGTGCTCTCCAGCATGTTGAGCATTTAAATTTGTGTTTACCTTAACAGTTGTGTTGGGAAGATGGGCAGAGGTATAGCTTTTGGTTACTTCAGTTACAGAAACATCATCAATGTTGCCAGCAAAAGAGCTATCAGCTCTAAACTGTAAATTGCTACCAGAACTTGCCACAATAAATTGAATAAATGTACCATCGGCAGAAACAGCCGTGCCAGCTCCATCTTTTACTCTTGGAATTAACGTACCTGCTGTATGATTGGAAATTGTAAATTTAACCAAATAGGTATTGCCATTCGTTGCAGTAATAGCTTGCTCTAAATCAGAGTTTCCTGATTGGCTTCCTGAACATGTAGCAAGATTGCTGTCTGATCCATCAATTGTCCATCCTGTGCCTTTTGTCCAATTTGCATCAGTATCAAAAGTGCCATTGGTTGCCCGTGTTGTATCTACAGCAAATATTTTTGAGGCATCCAATGTTTCATCGTTATTAAATTCTTCTAACCAAACGACAGTTGCGCCATTTATTGTGCGTTCAACAGCTGCAAAGAGCTTGTTCTCACACGTCGTTACAGAGGTGTATTTGCCTTCTGTGGTCCACAGAGTCCAGCCAGCTAATTCTTCGCTTCTAACAGAGTGGAAAACGGCCATATCGCCATCAGATTTTACAAAGAAGGCGTATTGTTCTGGCCGATCATCAACTCCGATCATTGCGGTGCTGTCTACAGCCGTTCCAATAAGGTGATTTGACCTTAAAGAAACTGCATTGGAGGTGTGGGCTTGTTCGGCATCATTAAAAATATATTCTCGGATTACCTGCCCTGTTCTCTGCATAAACAAAGTTGCACCATCAAACTTTACTGGATTGACAGATTGAGATGAGCCATAAGGCGTTTGCTGGATAAAAGATACGTTAGAAGGCGTAAGAGGATTAGCAGGACTTTCTGGAACAAATAATTCAGCTCCGTTTGAAAAAATCTGCAAATTACGTGTGGAAACAAAATGCCTGATTTCTGCAACACGGTCTCCTGTAACCGTCGTGTCTATTGCTTCGTCATCTTGAGCCGTGCCCACATCAAAATTAAAGAACGCATTTACTTTCGACATCCAAACACCGTCAGGTCGGTTTGTTGATCCTCCAAACACAAGTCTCTGGTTGTGGAATGTAACAGCACGGGGAAACCCTCTTTTTGTTGAATAGGTTTGCTCATCCCAACTTGTCGTAGCTGTTGTTGCGGCTAATGTTTCTCTAACTGTGCCTACGGCAACCGTGTTATTTGTTCGCCCCGTAATAAGGATTTCTTTTCCATCACGTCTAATAATGGAGCCTACATCATCATCGGTCCAATGATCTGCGCTCGTTGTAAGATTAACGCCTGAACCGCTTGTTGCAGAAGTCGTAAGTGTGACAGCATCAGACGCAAATTTAAAATAGGGTTGGTGTTTTTTTGTGCCAGCCGTGTTATTTTCAAACGGGAAATCTTCCCGAGTAAAAGAAGTAGCCCCAGTACGCAGAATGTACTGAGGCATAAAGTTTTGGTGGCAGACAATCGTGGTATCAGCGGCTGAAGTAATCGTCAGATCATTAATGTGACTATTTGACCACGGACAACTTGTGAGAGTTTGAACAAGGGTTCCTGATTCATCGTAGATTGTAAGTTTAGTATTTGAAAATGCGAAGATATAGGATTGCCCTTCTCCAAATGAAAATTCATGGAGAACACTTGGGTTTTCTAAAACTGCTTTAAAAACAGTTCCTGGTCTTCTTCTAAAACCCCCTTGAGCAAACAACGCAATATTGCGTCCCTTCTGCATTCCTTGAAAATATGATTTAAGGTCTGTTCTCATCCGCATTAACGGATCAAGTTCACCAGCAGTAAACGAACTTTGAAGAGTGCGTAAGTTGGAGGCAGGCGTATCAGCCATTAGAACCTCGAATTAATCAAGTTTTTACGTGTATTAATGGCGCGAGTTGTGCGTTGTTGAGATTCAATATTTGCAGCTTTTTTATAATAAAATTCGCCACGGTTTTCGTAGTGGTCTGCAAGATCTCCTTTTTGAGCAATTGACCCAGCAAACACGCCAGCAAGATCATAAATCAAGGCACGAACAAAATAAGGGGGCCAATCAATTGTGGCAGATCGGTATGTATAGTCTAGAGTTACAACATCATCTTCAGATGCATTGGTAAAGATTTTGTCTTCATAGATATCAAATTCAATATTAACGCTGTTTACCAATACTGCGTGAAGTGCCAGCATTTTAGGGCTGGTTGGTTTTTGATATGCGGAATCATATCTGGCAACAGGTGTATTTGTAAGACGCGACAAAGTGACTTGACCAGACGCAAAACGCCAGCGCGATCTTGTTAACGCTGACTCTACAATTGTTTCGTAAATATTATTGGCAACAAGAGCTTCAGTACTGCCGCTTTCAAAATCGGAAATCGGATTAGCACCGATAAGAACAAGTGCTTGTGATGCAACATCAATATCGGTTAACGACATCTGAACCTCTTAATTAAGAATAGGAGGTAGGTTTCCCTACCCCCGTATTCAATTACTTAGTCTCCGTCCGTTTCAGCTACGGCAGTTCCGTCACTGACATCGACGGTCGAGCCATCATTGCTTAAAACAGTTACAAAGTTGGTTGTTGGAACGTTGGTATCTGCAACGATAATCATGTCTCGAACCTTGAGCATGTTTACCGAGTCACCTGTAAAATACCCTGCGCTATTGACAGTAGCAATGGCATCCGTCGTTTTATAGAGCCATAAAGTCCATCCATCACTAGTTGACAACATTCCAAGTCCAGAAGATGCATAAGCCATTCTTTAATCCTTTCTTACGCTTCAGAAATTGAAACTTCGATGATGCCGTTTGCATCAACGAGTACGGAACCTTGGCTCATCTTATTGACAACCAAGTGTGCTTGTTTACGACCATCCCAAGTAATGTCCTGAGATACATCCTTACCAATGCCGTGACCCATAGAAGTTGTATGGTAGGCAAAGCATTTGCGGATGTTTGACGCAACATCGAGTCCTGAAAAGGTAAACCAGAGAAACCCTAACCATCTTTTGGCAGTCATGCCATTAAATGGAAGTTCTGATTGACCTATGTAATCAGCATTTGAAAACTGATCTACATCAAGAAGGTCTGTCCAGCCTGCGTGGGAAACAACAAAGAAACGCTGTCCGTCATCAGGAACATCGTTATTGCCTAAAGTTTCAAAAGCAGAATAAGCTTTAGCTTTTGTCATTCCAGCAGAGCCATGAGCAATTGTTTGAGTTGCGGCATCCATCTGAGTCGTAATAAGACTGTCTGTCTTTCGTCCCAATGCGCCAGCACCAGCTTGAGCGGCAAGAGATCGCTCATCGATGTTGGTTTTGAGCATATCTAAATCATCGATATATTCTGCGGCATAATGGTCTGAAAGGCTACAATCTACAGTTGTGTGGCTAACATTCATTAAAGGAACATCGCCATGACGTGACTTTGTAGACGCTGTACCTGTGCCATACTTTTGAAAGCGAACATCTTCACCCTCTACTTGTACTTTACGTCTAATGGTACTGCGTAGTTTTGTTCCGAAACGTTGATATGCAACATGCACATCACTTTCGAACTGGCGTATAAACGCGGTTGAAATTGAAGTAGACATAATCTAATCCTCTTAGTTAAACAAAAAACACTGGTTCATCGCTGAACGGTTGTGCCATTGCTTACGGAGAATTTCGGTTATGCCTAAAAGGGGCCGATCCGAAGCGAATAGGGCCGTATCTGCTACCTTAAAATTCTATAATTTAGTTAATTTCTCAATGCACAAAAAAGAATATAATCAAAACAATAGGAAGAGAGCCGAATGCTACGCCTAATCCAGCTACTGCTCCAATGCCCATAAGATAAAGTAATGCTTTGGCTTTATCCGCGACCGCGTTTTTCTTGCGCTTCAAGTTCACGATACCCATCTTCAACCTGTTTAACGAACGCTCGATCACGGTTAAGCGGGTCCCAGTATCTTGGGTCGTTTTGCATTTCGCGGAGGTCGGCATAACTGTCTCCTTTTCCAAAAGCTGTTGCTTCTTGGGAAGAGAATGGAGCCTCGCCCATTTTATCCATAATAGCTTCTACAACTTCAATATTTTTTGCTTTGCTCATCATTTCTGCCATTGCAGGCATCATGTCTTCACCAAGGTTTTTTTGTGCCCAAAGCTGAACACGCTCAACGCGAGATTCCCCATATTCGCCTAGAGCTTCCATTTCTGCTTCAATGTCAGGCATCGATCCCAACTGCGCTTCAATAAATTGTTGAACGCCTGCATCAAACATTTCTTGGTTTCCACCCATTTCATGTACAGTTTCTTTCCACCAGCCCAACATAGGATCATCATCGCTAAACTCCCATTCCATCCCTTCTGGCAATTCCATACCTTCAGGAACTCTCATTTCATAATCATTCGGAGTTTCAGGCCGATTGGCAAAACGCTCGTTATCCCATTCAGTTCTTAAACTTTCCGATAGTTCTTTTGTTAAATCTGATTTTTGAGTACGTAGTTTCCCTTCAAGCTCACCAGTTGCTTTTCCCCAAGCCTCATAATTAACGCTTCCTGCATCGGCATTCCAAAACTTAGACGGAACACCTGCTGGCATTTCTGCCCCTGTTGATGCATTCCCTTCGCTTGCGCCTTCACTTGCGCCAGCACCTTCTCCACCATCTGCCATTTTTAATTCTCCGTTTGTTTACGATAATATTGCTCACCATATGAAATACGTGTTTGAATAATACGCATCATATCTCTCATGCCTTCTCGATGACGTAATTGAGCGTCTGTTGCATCGGGGCCATTTACCATTTGGACTGATATTGAGCGCAAATAATCGAGGGCCACATCTGCGGCTTCTCCTCTAAATGTATTAAAGAGAACTTCGTTTATTTTCTGTTCAGCCTGTGGTGTTCTTGTGACCCCATCAGGACCGACTGCTCTGCCAACCTTTTTTTGAATCAATAGCGTTTACCGCCTTTACGTTTTTTTGCCATTTTATTTCCTAAAATTTATTTTCGATTTTCTATTAACTTTGACTTCTTTTTAAAATCTTTTTTGTTTTTTGCATGAAAAAACGTAATACCTTTACGATTAGGATTATGAAATTCTTCTTTAAGTGTTTTACCCTTTGGAACGTGCATAAGCGTTATGCCAGTTAGTTTAGAATACCACGGTTTCTTTTTATCAGCCATTTTAGCCTCCTAATAAGCCGCCCATATCACCATTTTGCTCTTGGCTTTGTTGAGCGGTCTGGGCAATAGCTTGGGCCATTTGTTCGCGTTCAGTCTCATTACGTAGCAGTTTGTCAGGCACCCCGATTTCACCACCAATATAGGCTCCGACTTCTTCTGCCTTCATTACAAGCCCCGTGACTTGAGGACCAAAGATAGCGTTCATCAATTCTCCCGTTCGGGCAACACGAGCAACATTTTCATTATGCTGTGCTTGAGCCAAAGGTGAGATATTGACAACTTTAACTTCACGTCCATTGACAAGGGGAATGTTAATGCGTCCCTGCTTTTTTAAAATATAGAGCACACGACGAAGCAGAGGCGTTACCATTTCCGTGTGCAATCTTCCGTAAGCTGATCCAATTGTACGTGCGAGATCAGCCATGCGTTCATGGACTTCAGTTGCGCTCATTGGCGTTCCTTCTGGCGCACCGAGGCTTTCATTAAACAGAGCTTTCTTTACTGTATTACGCATGTCATCAAGAATAAATTGACCCACATCAAATTTTCCTGGGGCGTTTAAAGGCTCTAATCCTTTCGATCCAGGAGCACGAGGAATAATAGACCCTGGAACAAGTTCAATTGTATCTGGATTGATCATGCCGTCATCGTCACCTTGCCACATGCCTGACACAGCGATCTCTGCATTTTGTAAAACAAGCTCCACTGTCATGTTTAATGTTTTGACATCTGGGAGCGAATTTAACAGGGGTCCTCTGCCGTAGATTTCTCCAGCAGCTTTAGACCACCTGAAAGGTATGACGGGGAGAGAGCCATCACCTTTAAACTCTGATTCAAATAAGAGAGCTTCTGGTTTTACACAGACAACATGGAAATTGTATTTCTCTGTACCTTTGCTCATCCAATCACGCTTTAAGCATTCAAGGATTTGAAATTTGCGTTGCTCTGTTTCTTTTGCGGCTCGATACATTTCATCAGGTATGTTGGCTTTGGGCCATGTTACCATAATGCTTTCAAGCGTCATTTCACGGGTTCGATATACAGGGTCAATCTTTCCAAACGGACCTTCGCCCAATACCAGTTGTGTCTGAGGTATAGCCGTAAACTTAATTGGGTTAATAGCATCGCCCTCTTCGACAAGTAGTGCTCCTGTTCCCACTGTCAAATCTACATAACCTTCATGGAGTTCCTGATCCAGATTGGAAGCTTGTAGCACCTCCCAAGCGTAGAGAGCGATCTCTTCGAGCTGACGATTGACTTCAGACTTTTGCTCTTTAGGGACTTCGGAGCCAGCTTGTAATTCAAACCACTTTGCAAAAGGTGGTGTTAACCCTGCCTGCATTCGAGAGGCAAATTCCTGTACAGCAATAACCGCTGTTGAATCAAAAATAAGATCAGTGTTTCTTTGACCTGCAACATGGGCATAAAACCCTGTTCGGTTTGGCATGGCATAATCATAGCAGTCTTGCCATGTTTCTACCCAACCATCCCGAGTATTATTATGCGCGTGAAAACGTTTTAATATAGATTTAAGTTTTTCGCCTTCTGCAAGGGATGTGTCTGAATATGCCATTATCCGAGGGTATTACTCTTGTCATCAAGCTCATCAAAACCTGCACCAGTATTAGTTGATGAAAACAAAGACCGTCTTCCACGTTTACCACGCTCCCGTGCCTCTGCTTCACTTTTAGCTAAACTGTCTGCATCGGTTTTACGCTTTGCTTCAGCCGCTCTCGCGTCTGCAAGATCTTTTGCAATCTGAGGATCTGGCCCTGCCGCTTTTGGTGGCTTTGGCGAAAATATTTTAGCTACTGCGCCCATATTCATTCTCCAACTTAACTGAAGTTAGAAAACTGAACTGTCCGCCATTTTTTCTCAATGCACAAAAGAGACGCCACGGTGTCGGAATAAATAAATTAACGCCAAGCATGTTGCCAATTAAACTGGCGCAGTTTTGAAAATGACGCATCATAAACGGCTCGTCCTTTACTTTAACCTGTAAAATAATATCGCTCTTTCTTATTTCAGCCATAATCTGTTCCATGTGAGTATGCGTAAAACATCTAATCGTTGTCCCAGACCATGTAGGATCATATAAAATCCATCTGTTTGCATCAGCGTCATAGGTAAAAGCATAACAATGGGCAAATCCTTTTCTGAGAAGAGGAGAAAACCAGAAACGGTAATTGGCATTGTCAGTAAAAGCGACAAACCACACTTTCAAGCGTGGATCGACAGACACCTTCATACAGCTTTCGAGCCTCGGCTTCCTGCCAGCCTTTTCTTCATTCTTCCAAACACGTTAAAATCGCGTTTTGCAGTAAAAGGTTTTAAAGGCTTTGAGCCACGGACAATATTGCGTCCTTCACCAGCCCCGATCATGGCATATTGTAAAGCATCGTGTATGTGGGAAAACTTATTTTTATTCGGCCTGTCATCAAATCTCTCGCCTGTAACCTGCATTCTGCGGTAATGATACCCACCCAAGAATCCTGTCTTCAGGGTAGAGCAGTTTTCAGGGTCAAGAAGAAATCCAGCATCACCATCTACCATGCGCATCAAAACAGAATTAACACTTTCAACACGGATTACAGGATCGTTGCTGGGAGCTGGAAGTGCTTTTATACCTGCGCCCCTCAATATATCAAACGGGGTGCTCTCATCTGTCTGTGCTCTAAAATCGCCTGACGGGTCTCCATAAATAATATAATCATGTTCTGGAAAATATCTTTGGAGGGTTATTCTAAGTTCTTCCGCAAATCTTATCGTGCCCATATCCTGCGCCACAAGTTCGCGCAATATCATCCATCTTCCATTGGAAAGTCTTTGGCAAAAAGCAGCACTTGGCGTTAAACCAAAGTCAAGGCCAATAATGAGAGGAATACCATCAGCAGGCAGTAAAGGCTCCGTTGCCACATGCGTTTTCTCCGTAAAGCCTTGATATACGGGCTTCCCCTCTTCGACAGTACCAAGGCGATTAAGTACGTAAACATCTATCCAGCTTTTTGTTTTTCCTCTGATCATATTTTCATAATAAGTCGGAATCAGATTTTTAAAGTTCTCACAATCATCGTTCATTTCATATGCACAAAGTTCGCCTTTGCTATCTCTGATTTCTACCATACCAGCAGGTTGGGTATAAAACTTCCAGTTATCAGGTTTTACCAGCATTAAAGCTTGCTCTCTGGTAATATGATCTGGCAGAGGTGTTTCTCCCGACATAACAGGCCACCAATGCTCTGTTTCAGGAGCGTTTGTATCCAGTATAACGCCATGCCATGTCGCACCGACGCCATCTTTCTTGGAGGGATACCTCCCGACCCTACTGGTTGCTCCGTCAATAATACTTTTGGGCAATTCCCGAGCCTCATTGCACCAAACGCCAGTCACTTCGAGGCTCAGTAATTTCTTCACGTCTTCAGGGGTATCTAGGGGAAGAAAAATTACTTCTAAATCTATATTTCCCCTTTTAATATGGTGGGTATAAGGTGGGGACCACCTAAACTTACCCCACTCGGCTTCTGGAAACCATTGGAGCCATGTTGCAATAGTCGTTGTCCGTAATTCTGGATTGGTATTTCGGACGACAGCCCATTTTGTGTATCTTATGCCATCTGTTGAAGGTTCTTGCTCGCAAGCTCTTCTAAATATCTCTACGCAACAGGCAACTGATTTGCCAGATCCAACAGGGCCACGAATACCTCTTACAAATTGATCGTCTTTTAAAAATTTTTTTATAACCTCGCCATCAGGTTTATAATCAAATTTAAGCATTAATGCTCCCTGCTGTGTGTCTCCTCGTCCAGAATAATTGAGTCAAGGCAACTTTGAAGCAATTCTTTTGCGCCTTCGTGATCAATATTGCCAATTGTTGAAATAAGAAATTCACCATGATCATCAATTGTAACAAGTAATCCCCGATACTTTGATGTATGAAAATCTTCATGCTGTTCTTGTCTTTCTTTTATTGTGTTCATGTTGATCCCTTTTTGTTTAAAAAAGGATCTCATAAACTGTTAACAAAGTCTTTAAAAACGATAAGAAATGATTTCCAGATTAGCAAAAATTACCAGTCTGGTAATAATTTCTACTCAATAGAAAGAATACCTTTTATTTGATCTAACGGTGGAGCATCTGAGTTTAAATTTATGTTAGAATGCCCAGAATGTTCTTTCTCTTTTATTCGCTCGTGTAAATCGACTACAAGATCATGAATATTATTACCCTTATAATAAACAAACTCCGCTCTCATGTAATCTATCTGGTATTTAATCATTTTTTTTGTTGGAAAATATTTATGCAAAGACTCGTTATAACTGCTTTTTGTATAATCCCAAACACCTAATAATCGCCCGTTTTTAAGTATTCTTCTAATTGTTCGCTCTGTGGGTTTTTCATTATCTCCCAGTTCATCAAAAATTTCATCATAGGTAACGCCAACGTGCGCTGTTTTATTCCTCATTGCTCGCCAGAATCTTTCCATCATAAAAGCAACAATGATTCCATGTGTTCGATTTTGAGTTATAAAATGAGAAATATCTAAACTGTCAGTCGTTCTATATGCTCTTCTCAAATGGCGAGACTTTAACTCATAATATTTGGTCCACGGGCCATCAGCTTTTTCAAAAAAATAATCGCATACTTCGGGAAACATAGTATAAAAATTAGAATGCTTTGGATTTTCATTTACTTTAATAAAAGCCCCTCGGTCATTAAACTCTTCAGTAATTAATTTATGCATATCTTCGCTATTTTCTATTTTTTCGGTCATAATTGCTCCCTATTCTACAATCTTGTTATCAATTGCCACTTTAAGCTCATTCTCCATATATTCACCCCAGTATGATTCAATAAACTGGTCAGTCTGAACAAGAGAGAGTTCTCTTCCAAAGGTCTGTTTATGCTCCTTTTGAACGAACTTTCTAAGACGTTGTATCTGATCAAACGGTAATGATGTAAATGCACTCATGCCGTACCTTACCAAGTAATAATAATAAAATCAATGCAGTTATGCAGTGCACCTTTTTTAGAAATCATATGTGTGAAGGACTTTTACGTATGTATGAAGTTGAGTTTTTAAACCCACCCCCCTTAACTCAGGTCAATGTTTACGTTTACCTCACCACGTACAGCAACCATAGACTTGTCTACTGCTTTGTGTCCTGCTCTGTCTAGTATATCCTGCCCTGCTTGCAGGCGTACATACTCTGACTTAGCTGTGGTGCTTAGTTGAGCCACTTGACTCATAGCTCTGATAGAGTGCGTCTGAATAGCCTCTGTTACACATGCATTGATATACTCTTGAACGTGCGGTAGCCGTAGTGTTCGGCTTGCTTGAACATGTGCAGATCTTTCACTGTATCCTGCTAGTGTAGCCGCCTGTACATTGCTTGTGCCAGGAATAAATAAGTTATCAACGAACTGCTTTTGCAAGGGCGTTAACTTTGATCCAGCTACTTGCATTAGCTCCTTCTCTGCTTTCCCGTTACTCATGTTACCTCGTATCTAGTGTTGAGTGCTGTAGTAAGTAGGGTTCATTGCGTTACAACCGTCAATGCACAGAAATATCTCTTTGATATCGTAGGTGCTTTTGCATATGTG